TTCAGAACAGAGTTTGATTTAATCAAACGCTATCGTGAAATGGCTCTGCATCCTGAAGCAGATAGTGCCATCGAAGATATTGTAAATGAAGCAGTTGTTTCAGATACTAACGATACGCCTGTCGAAATTGAACTTTCAAATCTTAATGCTAGTGATGGTATTAAGAAAAAAATTCGTCAAGAGTTTAAATATATCCTTGGTTTATTGGACTTTGATAAAAAAGCACACGAAATCTATAGGAATTGGTATATTGACGGAAGACTTTACTACCATAAAGTCATTGATATCAAGAATCCACAAGAAGGTATTCAAGAGCTTCGTTATATTGACGCAATGAAAATGCGTTATGTAAGGCAGCAAAAGAAGAAAGAGAGTGATAAACTCCGCCTTGCAAACATGAATTCTGATAATCCTCTGGAGTATGAGTTCCCAGAGATCGAAGAATACTTCATCTATAACCCTAAAGCAGTCTATCCAACTGGTAGCCCCAGTGCAATGACTGGTGGTAATAAGGGAATTAAGATGGCAAAGGACTCCATCACCTATTGCACCTCTGGTCTTGTAGATAGAAATAAAGGAACTGTCCTTTCATATCTCCATAAAGCAATCAAATCACTCAATCAACTCCGTATGATTGAGGATTCACTGGTCATCTATCGTTTGTCTAGAGCACCAGAACGTAGAATTTTCTACATTGACGTTGGCAATCTTCCAAAAGTCAAGGCAGAACAGTATCTGCGTGATGTTATGACTAGGTATCGTAACAAGCTTGTATATGATGCGTCAACAGGAGAGATCCGCGATGACAAGAAATTTATGTCAATGCTTGAGGATTTTTGGTTACCACGACGAGAAGGAGGACGTGGTACTGAAATTTCTACTCTTCCAGGAGGACAAAATCTTGGGGAAATCACAGACATTGAGTATTTTAAGAAAAAGTTATACAGATCACTCAACGTCCCGCCGTCTAGAATGGATGGCGAAGGCGGATTTAATCTCGGTAGGTCCTCAGAAATCCTCAGAGACGAACTGAAGTTTACTAAGTTCGTTGGTCGTTTGAGAAAGAGATTCTCTGGCATGTTTAATGACATGCTGAAGACCCAATTACTCCTAAAGAACATAATTACTCCAGAAGATTGGGAGATTATGTCGGAGCATATTCAGTATGATTTCTTATATGATAACCACTTCTCTGAACTGAAAGATTCAGAACTTCTCAATGAGAGACTGAATAGTCTTCAGGCTGCAGAACCTTATATTGGTAAGTATTACTCTCAGGATTATGTTCGTCGTCAGATTCTACGTCAGACTGATGAAGAAATCCTGGAGCAAGATGCACTGATTAAAAAGGAGATTGCAGCAGGAGTTATTCCTGACCCTAATGCTCCTATTGACCCAGAAACTGGTGCTCCTTTAGATTCAACTGCAAGTATGGATCTTGGAAAACCACAAATGGAACCTGAAGTAGATGGATCTCCAGCAGAAGCTCCAGAAATTCCCAGTGGTGGGGAGATATAAATACCCATAGTTCTATATCAACATAATTAAATGGATGAATTAATTGACGCAATTTCAGCGGATGAATCTCCAGCAGATATCAGTAATAGAATCAAAGATATTCTATTTGGTAAGTCTGCAGAGAGAATCGACGCTTTTCGTCCTGCAGCAGCAAAGTCTATGTTCGGTGATGATACCGAAGTAGAAGATGAGATTGCAGACGAAGATTCTTCGGAAGGCGAAGAATAAATAAATAACTACTAAAATGATCTAAAGGATAATGGCATTAGCATCAACAAATTTAACACCAAGCACATATTTTCTTATTGGAAATAATGTAACTACCATAACCTTTCAGTGTCAGAGTAGCACTCCTTTAGTGGTTGGTATTGCAACAACTAGTACTGGAATAACATCAACAACTGATGGACTAATTTATAACAGATTTGAAGGGGAGATGAAAAAGACTGTTACTGATTTGTCACATGATGCCGGTGCCGCATATGTTTATGCAAAAGCACTTACAGGAACTTCAAAGATTGTATATGAGGGTGCTTGATTTATGTCACGGTATCCATTTTTAGGATTAGGATTTTATTCTTGGAGTAATAAATTTGGTCCAGTATCTGCCGGAGAAGGTGAAGGTGGAGAAGGTGAAGGTGAAGGTGGTGGAGGTGGAGATTCATCTGTAGCAGCCAATAAAGTTGTTGTTGGTGCATATTTTGATGATGATGGTGGAACCAGTACTGGTTCGGTTTATGTTTATGATTTGGATGGAACCAATGAAGTCAAGATTACTGCTTCTGATCGGACTGCTGGGGATAGGTTTGGTCAATCCGTTGGTTTAGGTACTAATAAAATTGCCGTTGGATCTCCATATACAGATCCAAGTGGTACTAGTTCTGGTAAAGTTTATCTTTATAATCTATCTGGAACTGAAGTCGGTATTATCACTGCTTCCGATGGTGCTTCTTCTGATCTGTTTGGACATTCAGTTGCTGTAGGAAGCAATAAGATTGTTGTTGGTGTTCCTGGTGATGATGACACTGCATCTACTAGTGGTTCGGTTTATGTTTATGATTTAGATGGAACTAATGAAGTCAAGATCAATGCTTCTGATGCTGCTGCTGATGATCAGTTTGGAGATGTAGTTGCCGTAGGATCTAATAGAATTGTTGTTGGAGTATATCGAGATGATGATGATGGAACTACTTCTGGATCAGCATATGTTTATAATTTAGATGGAACTAATGAGGTTAAAATAACTGGTTCTAATAGTGATGCTGGTGATGAGTTTGGACATTCAGTTGCTGTAGGAGCCAATAAAGTAGTTATAGGTGCTCCAAAGGCTTCAACGGGTGGCAAAAGTTCTGGTATAGTTTATGTTTATGATTTAGATGGAACTAATGAAATTATGATTACGCCCTCTGATGCGGCGAATAATGATAATTTTGGAAATTCTGTTGGTATAGGAACTAATAAAATTGTTGTTGGATCTCCGTCTGATGATGATGCTGGAACTTTATCTGGTTCGGCTTATGTTTATAATCTAGATGGAACTGGTGAAGTTAAAATAACTGCTTCTGATGCTGCTGCTGTTGATAAGTTTGGAGAAACAATTGCCATAGGAAATAATAAGATTGTTGTTGGTGCCCAATTGAATGATGACGATGGTGCTAGTTCTGGTTCAGTTTATGTTTATGATTTAGATGGAACCAATGAAGTCAAGATCACTTCTTCTGATGCTGCTGGTGGTGATCAATTCGGACAATCAGTTGCAGTAGGATAAATACACAATTTATAAATAACAGATAAAGGACAAAGTTTTTAACATGAAACTTATCAGAGAAGAAATCGAATCAGTAAAATTCTTGGTTGAAACCACCAAGAGCGGTAAAAAGTCTCTTTATATTGAAGGTGTTTTCCTTCAGGGAGAAATCAAAAACCGTAATGGTCGTATGTATCCTATGGAAACTCTCCGTAGAGAAGTTGGTCGTTATAACGAAAACCACGTTCAAGCTGGTAGAGCACTTGGCGAACTTGGCCATCCAGATGGTCCTACCGTCAATCTCGACCGCGTATCTCACAAAATCGTATCTCTGAAAGAGAGTGGTTCTAATTTCATTGGTAAGGCAAAGATCCTAAATACACCAATGGGAAAAATCGCATCTTCTTTGATTGAAGAAGGAGTAAAACTCGGCGTTTCTTCCCGTGGTATTGGTTCTCTCAGAACTACCAAAGAAGGAACCAATATCGTCGGTGACGACTTCATGTTAGCAACAGCTGCTGATATCGTTGCTGATCCTTCTGCACCTGATGCTTTTGTTGAAGGTATTATGGAAGGAAAAGAATGGGTATGGGAAGGTGGTATTCT